TCGTCTGTCAGTCCCATGGAGTCCTTGATGACATCCATGCCTACCTTCTCGTCGAAGTCGCCTGCCATTTGACTCTCCTTGTGTGTCACACACAGTTATTGTAACGGCTGACCGGGAGGAGGTCCCCCGGCTGCTGCTGGAGGTGGTGCTCCAGCGCCGCCTTGTTTCGCCACTGCCTCTTTTAGAAACGCAGCAATCTGCTCCTGTGGAACACCCTGCTGAGCCATCTGCTCTACTTTCTGTTTGACTTCTGGCGGTAGGTTCGCCAGTTCGGGAGGAATACCGCCGCCCCCGCCGGGTGGTTGTCCTTGGGTCTGAGGACCGGGCTGACTTTGGCCCGGCTTAGGGGGAGCAGCCGCGCCTGTAGAGTTGCCGCGTTGGAGGTTCGCGATCATCTCTTGCTCCATCAAATCCCAGTCCTCAGGCTTAACGACAACCTCCGTAAACGCCTGCTCTAAAACCCGCAACGCCACCTTCATGCTCGTCATCGGGGCAGCAGATGCGAATTGTCCAATCGCCTGAGCAACTTGGACAGCCTCCTTCTTCTTGAAGACAGAATTAGGCTTTTCAGATGTACCCGGTACAATCTCAAGAGCAAAGGACTGATTAAATCTCTCGCGAGACATATTCGTCCAGCCTTTAGCAATCGTTTGACCAACAAGCCCCACAACCTCTTCTTTCGTCATAAACTGGACGCACTGCTCCAAGAGAGCTTTACAAAAGTCTGTCAGAACGTCTTCGACAACTTCAATCTTCGCCCCGACTGACATTCGCGCTGCATCTTGATACGACTGAACAGCCGACTCGTTTGTGTTAGTCTTGTACTGGACGCCGCGAATTGCATCCGATGTATTTGATATTCTATTGATCGAATTGATCGTAGGTTCCTTATTGAAAAGAGCCTCGTAGTTGATCGCTGGTGGAACAAGAGCTTCAAATACGTCTTTGATCTTTGTACCCTCAGGAACCTTAACGCCAATAACAGACTGCTCATCGACGAACCCTCGTCGCAGAGCTTTCTGCAAAATCTCGGCATCTTGTGCAGAAATCTTCTGCGAGTTGTAGAAGAAGAAATTGAAGATCGAGTTGCGAACACGCGCAACCTGCCGATTGATCTGGTTTATCTCGTCCTGCTGGTCGAGGTAATAAGAGACTTCACCCACGGTGGTTGTTTGGCCGGTGGACAGCCCGAAGCCAATAATGAAGTATGGGAAAAACCGTGTTGTCTTTGTAAGGTCGTCCCATATCCATAGAGGATAGGTCCAATCGTCGGCTGCGAACAATGCAGTCCTTCGGGTAGACTTATCCCATAGAACCCAACACTCAGTATAATACATTCCCCTGTAACCAGAAATTTCTTCATTTTCTTGCATTGTAGTTTCACCCGAGAGCGACTCCACAACGAGACCATACGCATCATCTTTAATTCCTGCTCCCGATCCAGTTGTGAAAACGGCCTTATGGGTTGGCTTGAAAATGTAGTACCAGCAGTTTTCGTCCTGATCCTTTCGGGTGAACTTATACTTGAGGAAGGAGGTTTGGATGAAGCATCGCTCAAACATCCACGATGCATCAGTTCCGTCCGGCATCTCCGCAATCGGATCGATGACAAGGTTTCGAGCCATGACATTGGACATCTTAGGGCCGCTCGGCTCAAAGACCTCAGACGCAGCCTCCATCGCTGCCAGTTTACCATACGCATTCTCCAGTTGCTTCTGGTTCTTCGCCTCGGAAATCTCTTTTGTAACCTGTTGCAACTCGGCACGCATAGCGTCAACCGAGTCCTCTTTCCTGATGTACTCAAGCTTAAGCACACCATAATTCGTCATGAGTGCAACGCCGACAGCCTTCTTGACCTTCGGCTTGCAGTTCAGAAGGTTCTTACCTTTGAGCAACGCATTCAAAAGACTATGCGAGCAATTGGCGAACTCTTCATCTTCTTTGTCGGTAGTGTTTACAGCGATGTCAGGATCACGGCCATAAACAGCAGGCAGCATGACGTTAACGTTTGAATATACAACATTTTCAGTAATGTCTCCTCTTGAGAAGACACCCTTAGAGCTTCCGCTAACTTTGTTCTGATGATTGTTGTAATACGCAAAGCATTGCTCCCATGACTCATAGATCAGTTCATTACTCGACAAGGCTGCATCCAACTTGTTACGCCACAAAGACCCGAAAGCCTTTGTGACCGGAATAACAGAGTCGGGATACATCTGGTATGGCGGAACTTCCCGCTTCTGCTCGGGAGCCTTGCCATTGACATACTGGTCAACATCAAAGACTTCGCCTTCGGGGTCATCGCCTTCGTTGAAATCATATTGCTCGCTCATGGCCTACCCCTGTGTGTCACACACATCAAGCTCTGCGGGAAATCTTGCCGTCGTCGTCCAGTTCGTGCCAGAACATCCACGGCTTGACTTGTTCCGACTTAGGAATACGGATTTCACTGGGATCAGGCAGATGGGACAGCATATACTTCAATGTGTCCAACGCATGATCGTCTCGGTCAATCGGCTTGTCCAGCAGATCGCCTAAGCTGCTCTTGTCCCAATAGTAGTTCGTGATCTCGTCTTGGATGAAATCAAGATCATCCACGAAATACAACAACGGAGCGGGCGCTTCGTTTGTGATGATGTGGGGATGCGTAGGTTGCTCTCCAAGGTACGCACCAACTTTCGCAACTCCGGAGATAATATCGTTATTGGCTGGCCGACATTCCATACCAGCGTCCCACAGTAATTGGGAAAGCGGCGTCCCAGTATCAATATGCTTTTCAATAACCTTCGTTTTGAAAATGGCTGGATCGGCTCTGATCTCGTCATCAAAATTAATAAGGTGAGCGTACTTCCGTCGGATTTTCTCAACCATCTGTGGTTGTTTAGTATAGTGACAATTTCGCTCGTAATAGCCATCGATGACGGTAACTCGTCCCCAATCATCGACGAACCCCAAGAGATAACACGATGGGGAGGTGAGGCCGAAGTCGAACCCTTCAATAGCTGTGACACGAACGCGCCTCTTCTGCATGTTCCACAGGTGATCCATTGCCTGTGCTCGGGTAATCACATGCTTGTCCTCGTCAAACTCCTGATAGACAAGCCCTTCATATGCAGCCCACTTGCCATCAAGGAACCGATCTTTCATCTGTCCCTTGTACGACGCTTCGAGTGTTCGCAGGAAGTCTTCGGTCAGGTTCTCCTTGTTCGTATAGGTCGAACCTTCGACCAACTCAATGATCGGCACACCTGTAACCGGATGCGCAAGCAAATTCTCCATCTTGCGGCCAGTCTTCTTGTAAACAATCAAAGGCTTGATGATTTCTTTGTAGACCCAGTTACTGGTTGGGTTTGACGTAAGCATGAGCCATCGAGGCCCACTGTCAGGCATAGTGATATCTTCTTCTCCATCCGGCCTATACGGAGTTTGACCGCGAAGTCGCCCCATGAGGTCCAGTAGGTCTTTGTGTACGATCTCTGGGTCTTCAATTTGATCGATCCCAATCCAATCGTATGTCGCTGAAAGTAGGTTCGATGTTGTACTTCCGTCAACATTCTGCTTGCCCCTCTGAGAAATGTAACGGAAATTAATCACAGTACCATTCGTAAGATAACAAGTATTGTCATCTTGCGTCGGCATCTTCTTAATCCAGTCGGGGGGACACCAAAGAAAGAAAACCTTGCGCAGCGTATCATTCAACTTGGGGTAAGTCGAACGGCCCAATAGTCCATTTGAACCGGGATACGCTGCGCACAGTTTGAGGGCCTTGATTACCAACGCGGTGGTCTTCCCGTTGGCAAACCCACCCCCAAAGAATTGTATCTTTGCACGGCACTGGTCAAACTCCCAGTGAGTGGTGTTCTTGCGAAGTTTGTAGTTACCGTGACTCATGTGTGTCTCACACAGCTATTCGGCGTGCCAACCATACTGCCACGGTGCCCACGCAGGAGCAGCCGGGTTGCCTAACGCAACGATACACGCTTTGGCTGTGGAGTCGTATACGATTTCGCCCGCGTACATGGCTGTCGCGGGTGGGCCTGCGTTTGCCCGGTTGGGCGTAGTATAAGGTGGATCAATCCCCCAAGCCGGGTTCCCCTTGTTCTGGACTATGGCCATTCATACCTCCTATTTCAGTGGTGAGTTGGATATTCATATCCTTGCCATTGCCGAGATCGTCCAGCACCTGAATGCGCAACACATTCTTGAGTTGAACTTGCTTGTCGGCAACCGCCTTCGGGCCATAGCCGCCTCGGTCCATCAAATCGATGGCCGCACGCAGTCTATTCGTCTCAGTCTTACCGTGCGCGCTGACATTGGCAATCGTATCCAGCGCACCATGACTATAAGCCGCGATGCGATGTGTGATATTGTCACTGTCTGCGGTGATAATCTCGTTACCGATTAGATCGAGGAAATCAGAATATGCTGCACTCTTCCTGATCTCTTCTAACTCGATCACGGTACATTTCAGAGCGTTTGCAACCTCTCGATCACCAACGCCAAAAAAAGAATACATCATGACCGCACCAATTGCGTTCATCATGTTTGGCGCTGCTGGGAGTTCGCTCATATTCCTGCGACGCTTACCCCTAAAGGTTACTGCGTCGATCTTGGTATCTTCCTTTGCTCTCGGAATAAAATCCGGTGGGAGCATAGGAGCAACCTTTGTCCCGTTAGGTGCTATCCACGGATCACCTACACGAGCGAGCGCCGGCTTTACCGCTTTGGGTACAGCCGACGGCCGCTTCACACGGGGTTTGTATTCTTTTGCCACTACGCGGCCTCAGGATCATCCGGTTCCGGTTCGTCCGGGTTCACGACAGTGCCGCGCTCCTCGCATTCCTCATCTTCATCGATGGGATCGACGGACATGGTATCGGGGTTAAAGAAGAACCCCCGACTACGACTACCCCTACGAGCCTCGTTGGGGTCCATCAAAGTGCCGATCTTCATGGTTCTCTCCTGTGTGTGACACACAAAAAGGGTTAACGGGTGCCGAGCGGGTTCCGATCTCCGTTCATCAACGGGTTGGGGGTGGAATTGACTGCCATCGTGAGCGCCTGACGAATGTCAGTCACGTCTTGCGCGTTGGTGTTACGATTGACCACATAAGTCTGGACAATCGGACGAAGCCCACCCAACTCGGGTGATGCCGCGATTTCAGCAGTCCAATAGGACGCCAATGCCCCCGGAGCCGCCCCTAAAAGGGTATCCAGCACCGAGCGAAACGCAAATTCACCCTTATTGCTAAGGGCTTGAGCCATTCGCCGAGTGAAACTGTCTGTGATCCTCGGCCCGATTGTATCGATGGTGGCTCCGTAATTGGCATGGAGACCACCCTTAACTGCTGCGGAAAACCTAGCCATAGCGACCTCCTTGCTAATGAAAGGAGGGGGAAACGACAGACAGGAAATGCCATTCCCCCCTCATGAAAGATGGACTCGCTGGATCAATTCCACCTTCCTGTGTGTGTCACACAAGGTTCCGAGGCCCGCGCGCAACACCACCGAGCATTATAATAGCATATTCTACACCCGTGTCAAGCGTTTTCTCTGTGTGACACACACATAGCCTGTCACAGGGTGCGACATATCGTCGCAGGCATGGAACCCAGTTAAATAATGCTTGACAAGTGCTGTACACTCGTGTATGATCCTTACATTCCATCTCGGCCCCCATATGGGGGGGACTGGGGGGAGCGAGTACCGCATCGATAAACCCATGTGTGACACACACAAGTATGGAGGCGAACATGCCATACAGGATATACGGCAGTGATCTAAAACTATTCAACATGATCTATATGAAATTCACGAAGATATTGAATGAGACTGATAAGGGGATTAAGGTTGAGTTTGCAGACAGTGAAACCGCAGGATATGCATGGCTGCCTAAAAGCCTTGTAGCGGTTAATGTTGAACGTGGTTATATAGGAGTCCCTAGTACAATCGCGACGGAAAGGAACATATTACAATTCAGGGATGACCGCGCTCCTAAAATAACCCAAGCCGCTTTGGATGAGGCTGTAAGGTTATATGACGTTAATAACCTAACTGAATATCCATTGATAGCTGAACGCATGACTGAGCGTAGACAGAACCCAAAGAAGATTGCTGAGAAGATTAAAAAGAACGCTGCTAAGTTCGTTCAATATCGAACTGATAAAAAGCGAGCAGTCCAAAAGAAGAATAAGACTATATAGCGAAGCGCAATTCACGTTCATACGTGGCCGCCCATTTCCTTCCTTAATGTACCCAAAGATAAACCCCCCCAGACATTACATCTGAGGGGGTTTTCTCATTGATCTAAGGCCCAGAGCCTTTTAACGATCATTTGAAAGCATTATAATCGCCGTAGGCGCGGTTGTCAACCCTTTTTTCAATTCAATCGCATTTAAACTGCGTCATATTGTCACACCCCCATGGTGCATAATCTTGTGTGTCACACACATCGACTCAGTATATATAGACGCTTGCGTCGCGAATGACTCAGTATATATAGCGAAATTGAGTTAAATATGCTCAAAAATGCTCAAAAATGAGCTAAATCGCGTGTAAAACACACAAAATCACACAAAATCACACTAAATCACACTAAAATCATCAAAAACAACGCTAAGATGTCGCGTAGGCCCCCCCCTTCGGGACCCCCGCAAAAGTCAAATCACGAATTGTTACATTTTTGAAATAGGGGGGGATACGGGGCATGCGTGTAGTGCATAGCTAGCTGATATGCAAATATGCATACAA